TACAGCTTACTTCAATAGACTTACCACCGATGGCAGCATTGCTGAGTTCCGCAAAAACGGCTCAACCGTAGGTCTTATTGGCACAGTAAACAGCAATATCTACTTAGGAACTGGTGATACTGGAATTTATTTTAATGCCAACGATGATTCTATATATCCAATAAACACAACTACTATAGCAGGTAGAGATAACGGTGTTGACCTTGGTAAATCTGATACACGCTTCAAAGACCTCTACCTATCTGGGTCTATTCACAGCAGCGGGAATGCTTTGGTCGGAGATGGCACTGACATTAGTATGTCATCGACAGCCGATGGTCAGCTTATGCTTCGTGGAAATGGCTATACTGGCGCAATTGCCCTAAACGCAAATGGTATGCACATTTATAACAATAGTGCTAGTCGTTATATTTCATTCGGTATCAACGAAACCGAGGAGATGAGATTGGAAACAGACGGCGATTTGCATGTCGATGGCAACGTAGTCGCATACTCCACCACAGTCTCAGACATTCGCCTCAAGAAGGACATTGCACCGATTGAGGACGCAGTGACCAAAGTGCAGCAGCTTAATGGTTGCACCTTTACCTACCTCAAAGATGACCGCAAGTCGGCTGGCCTGATTGCTCAAGACGTAGAGAAGGTTCTCCCTTCCGCTGTCATTGAGGATGAGGCTGTATTTCACGGCGAAGAAGGCGAGACATATAAGACTGTGCAGTATGACCAAGTGATTGGCTTGCTTGTCGAGGCCGTGAAGGAATTAAAACAAGAAATAGAAGAGCTAAAGAAAGGTTAATCCTATGATTGAAACTGCAGTAATCGCAATTACCTCGATCGTCACCATTGCCAGCATCCTGGCTAACCTAACAGGCAAACAAACTAACATTGAGAAGGTTGAGCGTTTCCGCGTCCAGCTCCACAAACTGGTGTCGCTATTGGCTATCAATCTTAAGAAGTAGAGGAGGCGTGATATGGCACTACAGACAAGTGGGCAGATTAGCCTAAACGATTTGCACGTTGAAGCTGGCGGCACATCAGGCACTCAAGCCAGCATGAACGACAGCGACATTCGTGGTTTGCTCAGTGCGGCTGCAAACAGTCAGATGACGTTCAGTGGTTTTTATGGGGCGTCCAGTTCTTATCTTTCTGCAACCATGACAGCTGGTTCATACTCCTCTCCCTCCAGTCAATATTCTAGTTCACAGTATAGCACCGGATATCACAACACTCAGTATGGAAACCCCACTAATAGCTATGGTTCTATTACAACCGATAACGCTGGTAGCTTTCAAGCGGGTGCTAAGATTGCTTGGATAACGAACAACCAGTCACTCTACAGTGTATCTTTTGTTATCGATGACAATGCAGATGTCCCGAATAGCGGATGGACAACCTTGCAAATAGGCAATCAGTCGTTTTCCCGAACCGCAGCAAGCTACTCGACCGTCGCCGCAAACGCAACGATTGGCGCGCCAGGTTCACAAGGTAGACGCTCAATGTGGACTTGGAGTTACCCATACGCAAACCCGCCAACTCACCCAATACCAAATAGCGGCACGATAAGCGTGTTGGTCACTTAGGAAACATTATGGTCGATTACACTACAAGAATAGATGGCGATGTGGTGCAACTTTGCTACACAGACCCAGACACTAGCGATTATTGGGAATTGCCTGTTGACCCATCAATGTCTGATGCAGATAGACAAACAAAAATAGACGAAAAAGTAGAAGACGATAGGGCTGAGAAGATTTATTACGAAAACATAGAGCCTGACTTCACGCGAAACTTCCGTGATGAAGTTTACATGAACGGCGAAGTCAAGCGCATCGACTACTCCTGCGACCGACCAGAGGCATTGACGGAAATCAATCGTCTCGTCGCAGCATTTACCGAATATACTGTCGAGCAGATAACCGCAGGGGCACAGAACGTCATTGGTCAATACGGTGCTTATCGACCACCTTACAATGACAACAGCATCAGCTTTTATGACTTCACGACACCATCAGTAGAGACGCTTGCCGCCTATGGATGCGATGCAGACACCTATGGCGATGACCTGTTAGGCTGGCACGGCATCAAGCACGACCTGACCAACCTGACCAAGACTGCCAAGTTTGTTTTTACACAAAGTCACGGCACTTATCTAAGCAACGCGCCGATTTCACTGCCAACCAATCGGTCTATCTTCTTTGCGCGTATCCACAATGCTGACGGAACTGTCGAACCGTGGGTCGATGTTTATATTATCTCCACCATCAACTATATGCGTGACTGGTGTGCGGAGCATGGGCTGACATTCCCGCTGCCTGACGATGTCACTCAACAGCCGTGGTGCTTCTCAGTTGTTTACAATGATGACACAGGCGAGATGGCAAACGTCAAGGCATACATCAGGCATCGTTATGAAGATTGAGATGGATCTAACTGACATAGATAATAACTTTTGGAACACAGTAAGGAGAGAGAGGGAAACCTACTTACGAGGTACAAAAGTAAATGGAAGACCTAATCACGTCACACTGGGACCAGGTTGTGATTGTCATCGGCCTAATCTGGGCGGGCTCGAGAAAGATCTCGGAGCTAGAGCGCAAGATTGAAACTGAACAGACTAAAGTTAAAGAGTGTGAAAAGAAAATAGAAGAACTCTTTCGCCAACATAACCTCAACATAGAGCGTTTAATCAACCGAGCTGAGAAGGGCTAGGTACATGCAAAGCAATGAGAAGATATTTATGGATGCTGCGGCTATTGGAACAACTGTCGGAAGCCTTGGTGAAATACTGCCGCCTATTGCGTCCTTATTTACAATCATATGGATGGCTCTACGGATCTACGAAACCCCTACAGTCCAGTCTTGGTTCGGTAACAACAACAAGGAGAGCACCGACGATGAACATGGATCGGCTGACTAAAACACTTATTAAACATGAAGGCCTGCGCCTGGAGCCCTACCGGTGTACCGAAGGTAAGCTGACGATCGGCGTGGGACATAACCTAGACGACAACCCGATTTCCGAGCGAGCAGCAATGCTTATCTTAGAGGACGACATAGCCAACTGCCTGGTCGATCTTCGGAATAACATTAGCGGCTTCGTCTACTTCCCCGAGGTTGTCCAAGAGACGCTCGTTAACCTGTGCTTCAACATGGGCATCAACCGGCTGCTCGGTTTTAAGAAAACACTAGGCCACCTGCGCGAGGGTAACTACCCAGCGGCTGCTGACGAATTGTTGGACAGTCGTTACGCAAGACAGGTCGGTCGTCGAGCCAATGAGCTCGCAGATACCTTGAGAGGTTTAGAGAATGATTAAGGCTATTATTGGAGCTGTCAGCGGTGTCGCCCAGGGCGTAGTCGAGGCGCGCGCTGCCAAGAGCGCAGCGAAAGCAAAACTAGCTGAGGCCAAACTTACGGCTGAGATTAGAATGATCGAGAAACGCGCCGACAGCGAAACGGACTGGGATCTCGAGGCACTCCGGCAGACGCAATACAGCTACAAAGACGAGATCGCGTTAGCCGTAATACTTGCGCCTTTCATCGGCTCCTTCCTGCCGTGGACACAAGACCATGTCGCACAAGGCTGGCGGCATCTGAATGAACACGCCCCGTCTTGGTACACTGCCATCTTTTGCGCGAGTATAGCGGCGAGCATGGGCATCCGTTGGGCTGTGTCTCAGTTCGGCGGTAAGAAGTGACCTTCGTCCTAATGCTCTTAATAGAGCTGCACTCTGGATCCGGCGTGTGGCGAACCAACGCTGCAGAAACATTCCAGGGTTATCATCAGTGCATGAAGAAGGCGATCGTGATCAACGCAGACAGCGAGCGTTATGTCGCCGTGTGTATGCCTATCATCAAAGGTAAATAACATCAGAAGAACATCGGTTACCCTCAGTCAACGGATAAGGGCGATCGGTGTTTTTTTACTTATGTCCACCCCTATGTTTCCCTATTGCATCCGTTGCCCTTTTCAGGTTATACTAAGGTACAAACTAAGGAGAGCAGCGGAATCATAATCCGCGTGTCGGGGGTTCGAGTCCCTCCTCCGCTACCAACCGACACCCTCTTCTTAGTTTGTAACTGTGGATTAACGGATACGACTAAGGAGACATGTCATGATATCCCCAAAAGAGAAACATTTCGACGAGTGCATCGAAGACATCAAAGATGAAATCCCTAGCGATTGGGAATACATCGGCTGGGTCGGCGATGAATGCCCCTCTTATAAAGCCAATGGGCTGCAAATCTGGATTGACCACCCAGACGCAGAGAAGCGCACCTGCACACTGCGTTTTGGCATCAGCCGCATCAACGAGCATGACGAGTTTATCGAGGAAATTGCTGAAGAGGAGTATTTTAGCTGTGTTCTGCGAATAGTCGATGATGCAAAGACTGAGCAGCAGGAAAGCGTCCTGATTGGGGGTGCGTCATGAGCGTCAAGACTTATGTCCACCCTATAGAGTTAACCCGTGTAGTGGGACAACATCAGGAGACACCCATGAGTAATACATTAGACCCTCGAGAACTTCTTGAGCGCATCGCGCAGCTCGAGCAGCGTTGCGAAGACCAAGAGAAGTGCATGACGCAGATGGCTGAGGCTGTTCATCAGAATAGCGTTCATCAGAAGAGGACTTATGAAGCCTTGAACATGATCATGCTTCGACTAATCGAGCGTGAAGCCGGAAACGTAATCCCAGGAGAGGTGGTGTACAATGCGTAGTTCCAAGTTTCTCCAAAGGGTGTCCCGAGAAGAGCAGCGTGTTTTCCTTGAAGACGACATCATTAAGATACACGACAAACACGGGTGGCCTCTTAAGCACGACCTAAAGGGTATGTCGATTAAACAGCTCCGTGATTATCTCAACCTGGTTAAGAAGCAGCATCTAAGGGTGATCAAATGATTAGACTTGTAGAGTTTATCGACCAAGAAGCTAGTCGTATCTGGGACGGATCAACGAAGAGGCACCTAGCAGAAAGTCTAGTTAAGCTAGACCGCTTCTGTGCTTTCGCTGGCTACGGTCACAAGCGTATGTCTGACTTTGCACCTAAGGATCTACACAGGTTCCAGGATCATCTCCGTGCAGTCGGCCTTACCGATAACACAATTAATCATTACAACAGCACCATCTCGATGGTCTTTGGTCATGCGGTCGATATGGAATACATCGACAAGGCACCTAAGATAAAATGGATGAAGGTACCTCGTAAAGGTCGTCCTAAGCACTTCACTGATGAAGAGGTGTCGCTGATTAGAAGGTTTCTGCGTGGGCATCGGCATAGCTGGATTGAGCACTTCTTTGTACTGGGCCTTAACACTGGTATGCGCCTGGGCGAAATCAGAAAGATCGGCACTGAGGATGCTTATGTCGAAGAGGAAAAGGATGGTCGCTTTTGGGTCCGCTTGCTTAAGACTAAGAATGGTGATGAGCGAGACGTGCCTCTAAACACTGAGGCTGTCGAAGCCCTAAAGGCGTTGGGTTGGAACCCAAATGATAGTTATGACCATCGACCATTCTACAACACAATTGGTGAAATGCGAAATCGCCTATTCAATGGGGATCCTTCGGTCGTCTTCCATGTGACTAGGGCAACAGCTTTGACCAACATGGCCGAGCGCGGGATCAATCCATATATGATGTCGAAGTTTGTCGGGCATAGAGATATGCAGACCACGCTTCGATACGTCAAAGGCAAGCAGTCAGCGTTAGCTAAAATCGCCGACGAGCTACTCGACTAAGTCACCACAAGAAACTCGGCATTAGCCAAAATGCCTATGTTGCAAAACGATATATTATTGTGAAAGGTCTTCAGCTTAAATCTGGTAGGCCTAAGGAGAATGTATGACGGATGAATATAACGAAGACGACCTAAGGCACACGATGAAGCTTTGGCTGAAGTACACCGCAGTCGCCATGGGTGAGACCAAAGCTACTAAAAGTAAAAACAATGAACTCTCCAAAGACCCCATTGGGGCCGTTTTAACCAGCTACATTTATTCATGCGGCGGCGGTCCACTCAGCATCTACGAACTTGCTAAGCAAAACAAACTAGGAAGCTACCGGACAATACACCGGCGAATAGATGAACTAGTCAAAAGTGGCTTCGTCGTTAAGGAAGATGACGGTGTGTCGATTACACCTGAGGGAGCTGCTATCGGTCGAGGGTTTGCATTACAGATGCTTGGGTTACAGGACAAGGTTGATCAGCGAAAGCAGTACTTAGCAACTAAAGAGAAAGAGAAAGAGGCGGCAGAATGAACATGACCACAAAACAAGGCTCAGCTCAGGACGAAAAGCGGTTGGAAGAAGCCGCATTTGTTGCCGGTCATGAACGCTACGAGAGCCGCAATGAAAAGATGACCCAGTGGTCTCTAAAGACAAACAACCACAATATGATTGGTCAGGCCTTACATAAGGTTTCAGCTTACCTAGAGCAGATGCTTGCAACGGAAGCTGCCGAAGGCAGGATGGGAGCACCATCTCACTGGCTAAAAGGCTTAAAGGCTGTAGACAACATCGACCTGCTTGCGTGGCTAGGGCTGAGCACTTGCATGGATGCTGTTGGATCGGAGAGCAGCTATACCTGGACCGTGGTAAAGATTGGTCGCCGGATCGAAATGGAGATATGGGCTAGGCAGCTCCAAGATCACGACAAGAAACTTGCGAAGCGCATTGAGACGAAGGTCAAGCGTGACCACAGTAGCGAGCGTTATCGGATTAAGTCAGCCATGTCGATCGCCAGGTCTGCAGGGTTCCAGCAAGAGCCTTGGTCTGATGTCGAGCGAGCCAAGGTTGGTCAGCCGGTGTTGAATGCTGTGTTAGCTGCGTCTGATATCTTTGAAGTGTGGGACATGGTTGTAAAGCAGCGCACCGTTAGAAGGATTGGTCTACTTGAGGCTGCATCTGACATGCTTGCTGAGCTTGCTTATGACGAAAGCTGGACGCAGCCGGTCTTTAGTCCAATGGTGGTGCCGCCGCGCCCGTGGGAAACTTTCAGCACAGGCTGCTACCATGATGATGCACTAGCAGCTCAAGTTGATTTGATACGCTTCGCCAGCCCCTGGCAGAGAGAAGTCTGCATGGAAAGCTGTGATGTTCTTAACCCGCCTACCTTTCTAGAGGCAGTCAACCACATCCAAGCCACCCCCTACAAAATCAATAAGGATTTACTTGAGGCTGTCGAGCACTTCTGGGTCAACGGTATCAAGGTCGGTAAATTCCCAACGCAGACAAAGCTTCAGCGTCCTGCTAGGCCTGACAACTGGGATGCGCTGGAAGATACAGAAAGAAAAGGCTGGCGGATTTCTGCACGAGATATCGTGTCGAAGAACCGCGAGATCGACGGGCACCGCGCAGTCATGGCGCAAGACATGCGTACTGCTAAAGAGATGGCTGAGTACGATGAGTTCTATCTACCAAGTAACTTTGACTTCCGAGGTCGTGTCTATCCGATACCAAACTTCAGCCCTCACCGTGACGACCACATTAAGTCATTATTCCTTTTAGCTAACGACCGCCCGATAACACACAAAGGTGCCTACTGGCTCAAGATACACTTGGCAAACGTGGGAGATTTCGAAAAGGTCAGCAAGCGTAGCTTTGACGATCGGGTTCAGTGGGTTGACGACAATCACGACACATTGATGACAATCGCCAGCGACTGGAAGGGCAACATTGATTTGTGGTCAGGGGCGGATAAGCCTTTTCAATTCTTGGCCGCTGTATTGGAGTACTCTCGATACATTGAAATCGGACCAGGTTACATTTGCGGTCTACCAACTGCGCTGGATGGGACTAATTCCGGTGTGCAGCATTTCTCTGCACTAGGCCTAAATGAGGCAGACGCGGAGTTGGTCAACTTGGTGCCTGGACCGTACCCAATGGACATCTACCAGCGTGTCGCCGACCAGGTTCTTAAGAACATACAAGATGAAGGCGAAAGCGAAGAGGCCAACCAGTGGCTAGAGTTTGGTATTGATCGTAGTGTTGTGAAACGCAACGTCATGACCTACGGGTACTCGAGCAAGCAATTCGGGTTTCAAGAACAACTAATCGAAGACTTGATGAACCCCCTAAGCGATAAGCTTTTGAAAGGCGAATTGACTGAGCACCCCTTTGGAGAAGACAGAGGCACCAAGGCGGCTTCGTTTCTGGCGAGACACAATTGGAATGCTGTGACGACAGTCATTAGCAGTGCCGCTGACGGAATGCAGTTCTTTCAGCAGCTCGCAGACATGACAGCACGAGAGGGTCGCCACATGACTTGGTTTACACCTGTAGGCTTCCCTGCTGGTCAGTACTATCCAAAGCGTGAGATTAAAAAGATCAAAGTGTACCTGCACGATCGTGAAACCTCGGTGCAACGCCGGACGCAGATTACATTAAGAAACAACAGACGCGGGACTGTCGATGTTCGTAAGAGCAAGGCGGCGATTAGCCCGAATGTAATTCACAGTCTCGATTCAGCGCACCTGATTAAGACAGTCGCTAAATGCTACTCGGAGAAACGCATAAAGGACTTCATGCTAATCCATGACAGCTTCGCCACAACACCAGCGCAGCTCCAAGGAATGTACGAGGCCATCCGCGAGGCTTTCGTAGAAATGTATTTAGACAAAGATCTTTATTCAAACCTGCTAGAGCAAGTGTTGGCTAATTTAGGCGAAACAGCAACAGCACCCGAGGTGCCTCAAAAGGGGAGTTTGGATATCAGCCTCGTCCTTCAAAGTAAGTACTGTTTCTCTTAGGAGACTTATGTCCACCCTATAGAGACAATCTTCCCTAACCGCATCCTCATATAGTCACCCCAAACCTTAAACAATAATAAGGCTACCGCTATGCATCCACGCGAGCGAGTGCTTAACCGCGCACGGCTACATCTCGACAGAGGTGAGCCGCTCCCACTCGACCTGCTTGTCGCTTTAGACGAGCTGGGTCTGTCACTGGTCAACTTCGACCACCACCCACCACTAGATGTAAACAAGGAGATATCTAGGCATGACCAAGAACACCTATCCAGTTCTTACGACACCTATTGGCCGAGCTAAGTATGTTTGGCTAAACAAGCCAGACACTAAGTTTGGTCAAGAGAAATACAAGACCCAGCTTCTTATGGATCCTGATCAAGCACAGCCGGTTGTTAAAGCTCTGCAGGCTGCTGCAGTGGCTCAGTTTGGCGACAGGGCTTCAGAAGCAAAGCTTGGTTTTACGACTGACGTAGACACTGGCGAAATCGATTTGAAGACTGCGACTAAGTACGAGCCAAAGTTCTTCGATAGCCAAGGTCACCCAATTCCAAAGGCATCACTGCCAGAGTTGTTCGGCGGTAGTCGCCTGGCGTTGCGGATAAAGCTTTATCCATATGACGTAAACGCAACCAATTACGGCATCACTTGTCAGATCATGGCTGTCCAAATTGTAGAGGCCTTGACCTCCTCTGATAATATGGAAGGTGCTGGCTTTGATCGCGTCGATGGCGGCTTTGTCGCTGAAGACACGAGCTTTTCTACAGCCGGTGTAACACCAGCATCAGATGACAGCTTCGGTGAAGCTAGCTATCTCGACTAAGCCTGTCGTTAACAGGTTTAGGTCTGGGTTAGAAGAGAGGGTCGCGCAGCAGATTGAAGTACATGGTTTACCAGTCGTCTATGAGACTGACAAAATCAACTTCACATATCCAGCTCGTGACGCTCGCTACACTCCAGACTTTAAAGTGTGCATCGGAGACCACACGTTTTATGTAGAGACAAAGGGCATCTTCTCGGTAGGTGATCGACAGAAACATCTTCTGATCAAAGAGCAATGCCCTGACATCGATATCCGATTTGTCTTTAGTTCCTCTCGTTCAAAACTCTACAAGGGAAGCCCAACTACTTACGCCGCCTGGTGTGAGAAGCATGGCTTCGCCTACGCAGACAAACTAATCCCAGTCGATTGGTTAAGCCCAGGTGGTCAGTCTCCAGACATGTGACCCCAGGCTGCAGCAGTGCGCTCCCACAGGGCCGCTGCTCAAGGAGAGCGGGGTGGCTTTTTCTCCCTAAGTAAGCCGCCCCGTGACCTCCGCCTTTTCACCCGAGATCAAGGAGACATCTCACAATGAATACAATCATGGTTCCAGATACTGGCGACGACTTCTTTGATAAGGAGCCTAGTCAAGCCCTGTACAAAACAGCCTGTGATCAGCCTAAGTGCGGCAGCAGTGATGCAATGCACGTCTACGATGATGGGCACACGCACTGCTATAGCTGTGATGTGACAGTGCAGCCTCATGAGAGAAACGGCCAGGGCATCCCCGCTGCAAAGCCTCGCGTCAAAGAAGCCACTGAGTTGCTGCAAGGCGAGTATCTCGGTGTACGCTCTCGCGGCTTAACACAAGAGACCGCTCGGAAGTTTGGCTATCGCACTGTTGAGTATCGAGGTCAGCAAGCCTGGGCGGCTAACTACCGAGACACGTCCGGTGCAATCGTCGCACAGAAGGTACGCACGAAAGATAAAGACTTCGCCATACTCGGCACCGGCAAGGGCATGACGTTCTTCGGTCAGCATCTGTGGGCACGAGGCAAGAAGCTCGTGATCACTGAGGGCGAGATTGATTGCATGACAGTCAGTCAGATACAGGATCATAAGTGGCCTACAGTGTCACTTCCCCAGGGCGCAGCATCAGCTCGTCGGTCTATCAAAGACAATTGGGATTACCTCAACGGTTTTGAAGAAGTCATCCTGATGTTTGACATGGATGAGGCCGGTCAGAAAGCAGCCCAAGAAGTGGCAGAGCTGCTTCCTGTGGGCAAGGCTAAGATTGCTAGATTACCACTCAAAGACGCTAACGAATGCCTCTTAAAGGGCGAGAGTGGCGCGATAATCAATGCTGTATGGCAAGCCAGGGAATATAGACCCGACGGTATTGTGTCGGCAGGTGATTTGCGTGAGCTGGTGACTAAGCCGGAAGTGCAAAGCGACATTGTCTACCCGTTCCCACGACTGAATGAGATCACCAAAGGTATTCGCCGAGGTGAGCTGGTGACAGTCACGGCTGGATCAGGGATAGGCAAAACGACCTTGTGTAGTGAAATCGCAATGCACTTGCATTCAAAGGGTCAACGCATGGGCCTTATTATGCTCGAGGAAAGTAACCAGCGCACACTAAGAAATCTCATTGGCATCCACCTCAGTAAAAACCTGACTGTGGATCCTGAAGCCGCTTCGACTGAAGAAGTTGAGGGGGCATTTGACGAGCTGTTCGGAAGTTCCGACCGGCCTGTCTATCTGTACGATCACTTCGGCTCGACTGATGTTGATCTCGTTTGTAACCGCATACGCTTCATGGCTAAGGCCTTGGATGTTGACTACGTCATCTTGGATCACATCTCGATCTTGGTGTCGGGGTTGGCAACCGGCGACGAGCGCAAGCTCATCGATATGGCAATGACCAAGCTGCGTACCCTGGTTCAAGAGATTGATATCGGCCTGATCCTAGTGTCGCACTTGCGCCGCCCCGAGGGTGACCGAGGCCATGAAGATGGTGCGAAGGTTAGGTTAGGGCAGCTAAGAGGCAGTCATGCGATTGCCCAACTTAGTGACATATGTCTGTCGCTTCAGGTTGACCCTGAAGATCCGCACAGCAATGTCCGTCACCTATTCGTTCTCAAGAACCGCTTCACGGGTCAGACCGGCCCTGCGGATACGCTTGTCTATGATCAAGACACTGGCCGATTGAAGGACGAACAATCACCCTTCTGATCAGTACACAAGGAGCACCCATGTGGCCTCGCAAGATAAAGACAGTGTCTATCTAGACCATGTGGTCTGGCGGCTTAAGCCAGGCTTAAAGAGCCTCAGTAAAAAAGACATCGCCTATTACAAGAAGAAGCACAACGCTTCCAGGGTTCTAATAATCAACGAGCGTGGCGAGCTCGTCTACTACGACACTTAGGAAACACCATGAAAGTACTCGACTTATTCAGTGGAATAGGAGGATTTAGCATTGGCCTCGAAAAAGCCGGATTTGAAACAGTCGCATTCTGCGAAATTGAACCCTACTGCCGAGGTGTCCTCGAACACCATTGGCCAGACACACCAATCTACGGTGATGTCAAACAGCTCACCGGAGACCAGCTCCGAGCAGATGGAATTGTTCCAGACATCATCGTTGGAGGGTATCCCTGTCAACCGTTCAGCGTTGCAGGTCGTCAAAGAGGCGAAAAAGACCCGAGACATCTCTGGCCAGAAGTGCATCGACTTATACGAGAGCTGCGGCCTCGATGGGTCATTTGCGAGAATGTTAGTGGACACATTAAACTCGGTCTCGACGAAGTACTCTCTACATTGGAGGCTGAAGGATACACCTGCTGGCCGTTTGTTATTCCAGCGTGCAGTGTCGATGCCCCGCACAAAAGAGACAGGGTCTGGATTGTGGCTAACGCCCACAGCAGTGCAGACGGACGAGCATCCCGACAAAATGAAAGAGCGGATGGCCAAGTATCCAAACGGGACAACGGTGGGGTCGTTGACCAGCCAAGTGAAGTATGCGCCGCCGATGTGGGCAACCCCAAACACGATGGATCACTTGCCGCGCCGTTCAGAGGAAAGCCTGAAGAAGCTGGCCGAGGGTCACCGGAAGGGCAGGAGCAGACCCAGCAATCTGCGCGAGCAGGTGGACGAGAAGACAATGGCAATGTGGCCAACCCCAACAGCGAGCAGCCAAAGAGGGGCACCGAAGAACCGTTACCTAGGGTCGGAAACTTATCGCAGCAATCTGAGCGAAGCCGCACGGACTTCCGAGACGGATGGCCAATTGAACCCGACGTGGGTCGAGTGGTTAATGGGCTTCCCAACAGAGCACACCGAATTAAAGCATTGGGCAACTCGGTCGTCCCGCAAATCCCAGAAGTCATCGGACGAGTGATAAAGAAAATGGAAAG